ATGTGTGGTATGTCGAACACGGGACTGATTCGTGACGCTTTGCTTGCGGGAGACGGAGTGGTGCGGCTGGCGCCTTGCTGGGTGCCGCGCGCGTTCTTGATGCCCGGAGGGCGGCTGAAGCTGGATCCGCGCGACCTGTACGCGCTGGGAGCGCACCGGGGCGGGATTGACGAGCGCTGGTTTGCGTCCACGACGAATGCGGACAACGGTCCGGGCACGCCGTGGGACGAAGGACTGAGTTATCTGGACATTGACGGCAAGCGGGTGTTGTTCAAGGAAGCGATCGAGGAATTGGGGGACGAGTTTCTGGGCAAGGAGGTGATGAGGGAGCAAGGGGGCTGGAACCTGCTGTGCAAGTTTTTCGACAATTTGGGGCCGATCCCGCATCACATGCATCAACGGGACGAGCATGCGGCGCGAGTCGGGAGGAAAGGGAAGCCCGAGGCATATTATTTTCCGCCGCAGTACAACATCAAGGAGAATAACTTTCCCTACACGTTTATGGGGTTGAATCCGGGCACGACGAAAGAGGATGTAAAGAGATGCCTGGAGCGGTGGAACGAGGGTGACAACGGGATTCTTTACTATTCGAGGGCGTACAAGTTGGAGGTGGGCACCGGGTGGCAGATTGACGCAGGGATTCTGCATGCTCCGGGGTCGTTGGTGACGTATGAGCCGCAGGTAAATTCGGACGTGTTCGCGATGTTTCAGTCCATGGTGGAGGGGAGGCCGGTGCCGCGGGAGTTACTGGTGAAAGATGTTCCGCCGGAGCACCACAACGATCTCGACTATATTGTGGGGATGCTGGACTGGGAGGCGAACGTAGATCCGGAGTTCGAGAAGAAGCGGAAGATCCGGCCGAAGCCGGTGCGGGACCCGCGCGAGATGGCGGAAGAGGGGTACGAAGAAAGGTGGGTGGTGTACGGGACACGACATTACTCAGCGAAGGAGCTGAGGGTGTTCCCGGGGCGGTCGGTGGTGATTCGGGATGCGGCCGCTTATGGCTTGATTGTGGTTCAAGGATACGGGACGGTAGGGAAGCTGGAGGTGGAGACGCCGACGCTGATCCGGTATGGTCAGATGACGAAGGATGAGTTATTCGTGACGGCGGAGGCGGCGCGAAACGGAGTACGAGTAACCAATCGCAGCGGGACGGAAGACCTTGTGATGCTCAAGCATTTCGGGCCAGGAAATCCGGACGCGGAACATCTGCTGGCGAAGGGCTAAGAGGCCCAGGAAAGCAGGGCTTGGCGGATCGCAAGGACGTGCGAGGGCGGTGTGTCGTAAGCGACGATCCCGCAGCCAAGCAAGAGGCCCGGGAAATGGCCGGCGCGTTGCAGGAGGGAGAGCGTAGCTTCCCGGATGGCCTGAGGGGGACCGGAGTGCACGAGTCGCGCGTCCACATTGACGCGGAAGGGGAGGCCGGCGCGGGAACAGTGGAGCAGGAAGGCGTCCAAGTTAGCTGGGGCATCGCAGAGTAACTGGGTAGCGCCGGAGGCGATCAAGGAGTCGAGCAGCGGGGTGGTGTTCCCTCCGATGATGAGGGGCAGGAAGCGGCCGCCGGCAGATTTAAGAGAGGGGAAGAGGTAGTCGCGATAGACGGGCAGGAGGAGTTCACGGAAGAGGCGAGGGGAAAGCAAGGGTGGGGCGGCGCGGGAGTCGAAGATGATCGGTTGTGCGCCGCGTTGCAAGAAGGCGGTTGCGTAGAGTTCGGTGACGCGGGCTGAGAGGGCGAGGAGGCGTCGGACGAAATCGGGCTGTTCGATGCAGGCCATGAGGAGGGGTTCGGGGCCGAGGAGCGCGGAAGCGAGCGAAAAGGGTCCGGTGACAGCGCCGCGAACGATCAGGGAATCGCGGTAGCGGCGGGCGAGGGCGCCTGCGACCGAGAGGAACAGGGGCATGCGTCCGTCGCATTCGGGGTCGGGCAAGGAAAGTTTGTCGAGGTCTTCGGGGCGATGGAGGGGAGGTTCGACGAGGGTGGGGACCGATGAATCGTCGAACCAGATGACCCTGGCGCCGAGGGCTTCAGCCTCCACGTTGTAGACGTCCACACCCACGACAAGCATATCGGGGTCGTAGACTGCAAGCTCACGCTCCAGCGCGGCCTCCAGGAGTTCCGCCGAGCGGCAAATTTCGGAGGGGGTGCGAGAGATCAGGCGGGCTTTGTGTTCGTAAATCGCGGGTACAAAAGGTGGTCTGTCGTGGGGGAGCAGACGGTGAGTAAGTTCGACGCGCCGGCGTTTGGTGAGAGAGTCCACGGGATCAGGATACCAGGCGAGAGGCTCGGGTATGGTTCACAGACCGCCAGGGGAGGAATGAGTCGAATTTTCAGTCGCATAGGCGCGGAAGGGGGACGGTGGTGGGCGGCAGCGTGATAGGTTCAGGCTGGAGCGAAGGATCTCGGGTGGACCGGCAAGGGACACCAAGAGGTCGGCAAGGTCGGGAGTAAGGAGCTGGAAGGAGGCAGCGAGAGCTAGCGCATGGGAGGGAAGAAAATCTTGAGTCCGGAAAGCGGGGAAGTGACGAGGGGAGGTCGCAGGGGCGGGCGGCGCCGGAAGAAAGACAAAGCGGCGCTGGTGGAGCAGGTTATCGAGAACCTGGAGAAGCGGCTCAAGAATGACGAATTGAAGGCGACGGTGGGGGATTTGATCCGACTGGTGCAACTTGAGAAAGAACTGGAGCAAGAGCGACCCAGGGAGATCAAAGTTACATGGGTGGAACCCGAGCAGGGGAATGGCTGAGAAAAATCGAGTATGTTCCCTTGCCGTCGCAGGCGCGCTTTCACCGATCCACGGCGCGGTTCAAGGGGTTCTCCGGGCCGATCGGCTCGGGCAAGAGCCAGGCGCTGTGTCAGGAAGCGATCAAGCTGAGTTACTTGAATCCGGGACGGACAGGTCTGCTGGGGGCACCAACCTATCCGATGCTGCGGGATGCGACCCAGGCGACGCTGCTCGAAATCCTGACGCGGAATCAGATCCCGTACGAGCTCAACAAAGCGGAGAACGTGCTGACGTTCAAGGATACGGGATCGAGGGTGTTGTTCCGGGCGGTAGAGGAGTTCGAGCGCCTGCGGGGAACGAATCTGGCGTGGTTCGGCTTGGACGAGCTTACGTATACGCAGGAAGAGGCCTGGGTGATCCTGGAGGGACGGTTGCGGGACCCGGAGGCGAAGCGTCTGTGCGGTTTTGCGGTATGGACGCCGAAGGGTTACGACTGGGTGTATCGGCGCTTTTTAGCGGATCGGGTGGAAGGGTACGAAGTGATCATAGCGTCACCCTTCGAGAACCGGTATCTGCTGGCACGGGTACCTGATTTTTATGAGAGGTTAAAGCGGAGTTACGATCCGAAGTTCTACCGCCAGGAGGTTCTGGGCGAGTACCTGGACATTCACGGAAGCCTGGTTTACTGGGCTTTCCGCCGTTCCGAACATGTCCAAGCATGCGGGTTGCGGAGCGATCTGCCGCTTTTGTGGGCTCTGGATTTCAACGTGGATCCGATGTGTTCTATCGTTGCGCAGACGGACGGGGAAACGGTCTGGGTGCTGGAGGAGATTGTGCTGAGCAGGGCGACGACGGCTGAGGCCTGCGAGGAATTCCTCGCGCGTTTTCCGCAGCACCGGGCGGGTGTGGTGGTGTACGGTGATGCGTCGGGCGGGTATGGAAAGACGACCGGGGCCAGCGATTATCAAATCATTCGAGAGTGTTTACGGCGAGCGGGCTACGAAAAAGTAAGCTTCCGTGTTCCGCGAGCCAACCCGCCGGTCCGGGAGCGAGTGGGGTTGGTCAATGCCAAGTTAGGGTCAGCGGCGGGAGACAAGAGGCTTTTCATAAGCCCGAGGTGCAGGGAACTCATCAAGGATCTGGAAGAAGTGACGTACAAGCCGGACAGCACCGTGATTGACAAGGAGAAGGATCCGAGGAGGACACACCTGTCGGACGCGCTGGGCTATTTGCTCTGGCAGGAGTTTCGGGCACGGGCCCCGGTAGGAGAGCGAAGCGAGCGGCTGCTTTAACAGGATGGGGAGGCTGAAGGCGATGAGAGATTTGCAGCGAGAGCATCCGGAATATGTGGCCAGGAAGACAATGTGGCAGACCTACCGGGACCTGTACGCTGGTGGGGAGCAATTCAAGAGCCGAGCCGGTCTGTATCTAATTCCGAGGCAGAAGGAGCCGATGGCCGTGTATCAGGAGCGGCTTGCGCGGGTTTTCTACGAGAATTACGTCGGCTCCATCATTGACTGGTACGCGGCCACGCTTTTCCGGCGGGAGCCGATTCTGGTTCTCGAGGGTGAGGATGCGGCGGGGAGGGAGTTTTTCAGCGTACTGGCGGAAGACTGCGACCGGCGGGGAACGGCGCTAAGCGACTTTTTCCGGCGGCTGCTAGTGGACGCTCTTGTGGTGGGGAAGGGCCTGGTGGCGGTGGATTTCCCGCGGGGGGACCGGCTGCCAGGGAATCGGGCGGAAGAGGAGGCGCTGGGCCTGTCGCGGGCGTATCTGGTGAGGTATGCGGCGGAGGAGCTGATCAACTGGAGTTACGACGAGGAGGGGAATTACGAGTGGGTCGTCTTGAGGACGAGTTACCTGAGACAGGGAGAGCCGGGACGGGGCGACTGGGTTAGAGAGACTCGCTGGATCTATTACGACAAAGAGAATTACGAGATCCAAAGGGCCACCGGAGAAGGAAGCGCGGGGGAGCGCACGGAGGTGGTCGCTGCTGGCAGGCACGGTTTGTGGGCGCTGCGGCAGGTGCCGCTTTTCGAATTGAAGGTGAGCGAGGGCCTCTGGCTGATGAACAAGGCGGCGTTGCTTCAGCTAGAGCATTTCAACAAGTCGAACGCACTTTCCTGGGCGCTGACCATGGGATTATTTGCGATGCCCGTGGTTTATTCGGAACGGGACTTCCGGCAAGTGGTGGGGGAATCGTACTACATCCAGTTGGGGCCGGAGGATCGTTTTGGGTGGACAGAGCCCGAGGGGAAAGTGTACCAGATTGCGATGGACAACCTGATCCGGCTGAAAGACGAGATTTATCGGGTGTGTTACTTGATGACGCAAGCGGGTGGAGGGTTGGCGGGGACAGTGCCGCAGTCCGGCCTGAGCAAGCAACGGGACTTCACGATTACCCAAGAGGTTCTGCGGGCGTACGGAGACGCGGTCAAGGACGCGATGAAGAGGGTGCTGAACACAATTGCGGCGGCGAGGCAAGACGGCGTGCGGGTGGGGGTCTCGGGCCTGGACGAGTTCGATATTGGGGACTTCCGCGCGGAGCTGGAGGATGCGGAGCGGCTGCTCGCTTTGGGGGCGGGTTCGAAAACTCTGAGGAAGGAGGTACTGAGGCGATTGGCGTTCAAGTATCTGTGCGACGCGCGACAGGAGGTGAAGGAGCGCATCGCACAGGAAATTGAGGAAGAGATCGAGGGAATGCAGGGCAAGTTTGGTGAAAAGGAGGTAAGGAAATGAGCGAAGAGACGAAGGGAATGGGAGAGGTGCCGGAAACCGATGAGAGGCGTGCGGTGATACGACAGGTTATCGAGGAGTTCATCAATTTGCAAAAACAGAACGCCGAGCCGGCATACAAGGCGGAGCTGATGGAGGAAAGGAGGAAGCGAGAGGAGCTGGAGCGGCGGTTAAACGAGCTGGCGGAGGAAAACCGGCGGCAGAGGCAGCTTCGCGAGGAAGCGGAAAAGGGCGCGGCGATACGTGCGGAGCTGCAACGGTTGGGCGTTTCGAAGGTGGATTTGGCGTTCAAGGTGGTAAAGGACGACATTTACCGGACCGAAGACGGAAGGCTGATGGGACGTGGGGAACACGGTGAGATGAGCCTGAGGGAGTATCTGACGCGGTTCGTGCAGGAAAATCCCGAATTCTTGCCGGCTCGCATAGGAGGGGGTTCGGGGACGGTAGAGATACCGAGAAATGCGGGGGCCGGGACGAGCTCGATCGAGCTGGAGAGAATCCGGCCGGGCATGAGCCGGGAGGAAGCGGAACGAGCCCGTGAAGAGATCGTGCGGATCGCGTCGCAATTGCTGGGCAGCCGGTGATGGTGAGAATGGCCTGGCAGAGGGGTTAGACGCGGCGTCGGAGGAAGGCGTCGCGGGGAAGGAGCAGAGAGGTAAAGATGCCTGCGATTACATCACAGAACGTAGCCAATGCGATTGTAAAGCTGGTGGCGGTGGATGCGCTGCCTGCTTTGATAGGGAACCTTGTCATGGGTAACCTAGTCAATCGCGATTACGAGCCGACCCTGGCGCAAGCCGGGGACACGGTCAACGTGCCGATCCCGCCCACGCTGGTGGCGAACAACCTGGCGGAAGGCGGGAGCGTGCAGCCACAGAATCCGAGCCTGGGGAACGCGCAGATCGTGCTGAATACCCATGCGGAGGCGACGTTCCTGGTTCCGGACGTGACGAAGGTGCTGGCGGTGCCGGACCTGCTGAAGCTGTACATGCAACCGGCGATGGCAGCGCTGGCGGAGAAGATCGAGACGGACCTGCTGAATCTGTACGCGCAACTGACGGCGAATCCGCCTGTGGGCGCGCCGGGGACGCCGATCACCGAGGCGGTGGTGGATGCGGCGGAGACGGCGCTATTCCAGGCGCGTGTGCCTGCGAACGAGCCGAAGTATCTGGTGGTGGATGCGGCGACTTACTCGCAGTTGCGGCAGATTCCGCGGTTCAGCGAGTATCAGACGGCTGGAGAGGCCGGCTTGAGGGCGTTGGTGGACGGGACGGTCGGGAAGATCAAGGACTTTTACGTGTTCCGTTCCCAATTCGTTGCGAAAACAGGCAGCTCGCCGGTAACGACGCACAACATTGCGTTTGCGCGCAACGCGTTTGCGCTGGTGATGAGGCGGTTGCCGCAGCCGTTGCCCGGGACGGGTGCGATTGCGGAATACGCAGAGCTCGGCAACTTCGGCATGCGGATCATTATGAGTTACCAGCCGAACACGCTGGCGCAGCAATTCACGGTGGACGTGCTGTACGGCGTGGCGGTGCTGAGGAACAACTTCGGTGTGCAGGTGCTTACGTAGTCGGTAGAGGAGCGGGCCGGGGGTAAGCGCCTCCGGCCCGCGGAACTTAGAGGAGGGAGACATATGGATTTGAGAGCTTATTACCGGAAGCTGCGTGAGGTGGAGGCGGGTCTTACGGAAGAGTATCCGGTTGTAGTGAGCCAGGAAACGCCGGATGGGGGAAAAGCCGGCGTGCCCAACGAGGTGCCGAGAGCAGTGGCGGCGCGGATGATCGTGGAAGGGAAAGCGCGGCTGGCGACGGAAGAGGAGGCCAGGGAGTTCCGGAAGCAGTTGGAGGAAGCGAGGGTGCGGGCGGAGCGCGCGGCTGCCGCGAGCCGCATTCAGGTGACAGTAATTCCGGAGGCCGAGCTGAAGGCTCTGCGGGGGATGCTGGAAAGGTCGAAGGGGTGAGGGAGGGGCGGATGGCCCTGTTCACAGACGGTGCAGGAAACGATTTGGAGGACCTGGTCGCTTACGATTCGACCGTGCTGGAAATGGCGCGGCAGGAGGGGATTGACCTAGGGGTCAAGCTAGACCTCGCATGGGAGGAATTGGGGATCGAGCTGAGGCGGTTCCTGATTCTTGCGGGCAGGGGCGACCTGGAGCTCAGGAACATCTGCGTGACCAAGCCTCTCGAGAAGTGCCACGCGTTCAGGTCTCTGGCTCTTGCCTATTGGGATGCGGCCCACCGGCAGCGCAGCGACCGGTTCGGCGAGCGAGCCAGGGAGTGGGAGAGACAAGCGGCGTGGGCGTGGACGGCGCTGCTGGATACCGGCATTGGCATAGTCGAGAGACCTGTTGATAAGGCTGGCCGGCCGGTCGTGGAGCTGGCGCCGATGGAGATGCCAGCCGCGACTTATTGGGTCAGGATTGCGTGGGTAGATGAAGGCGGACAGGAGGGGGCGGCCAGCGAGGCGGTGATCGTGAATGTCGGCGAGAACCAAGGACTGGTGGTGATGCCGGGAGCGGCGCCAGCAGGGATCAGCGGCTGGCATGTGTATCTGGGTTTTGAGGCTGAAGCGCTGCGGCGGCAAAATTCGGCGCCGATACCGATCGGACAGAGCTGGCGGCAGTCGTCGGCGGGATTATTGGATGGGCCGCGACCGAGCGAGGGTCAAGCACCGGACTATTACCTGAGGCGAGGCGGACTTCTATTCCAAGAGGGGAATGAGGTTTTCGGGATAGCAAGCCTGCTGCTGAGGGGCTGAGGCGAAGGAGTCACAGGATGGCGGCTGTGGGGAACCAGGCGACGAAGCGGGCCGTGGAGATTCTCTCCGGTGGAGGGAGACTCGCTGCGGAGGCGTCGAGAATTGCGGCAAGAGACGGGATCGAGCTGCCCTCGCTCGAGGCCGAACAGGTGCGGTTCCAGAACGTGAGCAGCGAGATCGCTGAGAGAAGCCTTCAGGTCCGGTACCCCGGACTTTACGTTTATTGCGAAGGTCTAGCGAATCAGGGGAGAGAGAAGTTTCGGAACTTTTCGGGAAAGGTTTACATGGTCGCTGAAATCCGGGTCACTCACGATCATCTCGAGGGTGTGACGGATCAATTGATGAGTTATGTGGAGGCGATTACGAACGTGCTGGAAGGCAGCCGCGGCGCATGGGCGGAGGGTTTGTATTACGCGGGGGGATACAAGGTAGAATTTGGGGCGATCAAGCCGGGCGGGAAGAATTTTCTGCAGGCGGCGAAGATCAGGTTCGAGCTGGACGCGAGCACGGACTAGGCGAAGGGACGGCGGGGAGGAAAGATAGAAGGAGCTATCAAGGATGGCCAGGTACGTATTGTCGAACGCGAATCGTTGGTACGTGGCGCTGGAGCAGAAGTACGGGGAAGTGGCCAGCGTCAGCGCGGGAAACCGCATTCCTGCGGTGAGGATGGCGGTGCGACAGCAGTGGGAGCGACGGGAACGACGGGACAAGACGGGCAGCCGGACGTTCGGGGGCTGGCCGGCAGGGTTGAGGAAGCGGACAAGTTTCACGCTGCGGACTTACATGACAGGCTGGAGGGAGCAGGACCGGGAACCCTCGTACGGACCGTTGTTCCAAGCGGCGCTAGGCGGGAGACCTGAGCTGTTCACGGGAGGCGCCATCACGGCGGGGAGTACGGAGACGATGATCCGTTTTGCTCAGCCGCACGGGTTGGCGCCTGGGCAGGGCGTCAGGATTGGCAACGAACTGCGGTTTGTGGGTGCGGTCGTGGACGGGTGGACAGTGGTCTTGAACGCACCTTTGAGCAGGGTCCCGGAGCAAGGGGCGATGGCGGGGCCTGCGGTGAGTTACCGGCCGGCGCTCGAACTACCCAGCGTCAGCATTTTCGATTACTGGACGCCGGTGACGGCGGTGCAGCGGGTGGTCTGCGGGGCCTCTGTGAACGTAATGAGGATTCGGGTCAACGCTGACTATCACGAGTTCGAGTTCAGCGGCGCGGCTCGCGACGTGATTGATAGCGTGAGCTTCACAAGCGGGCAGGGTGGGTTGACAGCGTTCCCCGAGGAGCCTGCGCCAGGGGAGTTCGACTACACGTTGGTCCCCGGAAATGTAGGGCAGGCGTGGCTGGGAGCACCGGCGCAGCGGTTTTGCACGATTACAGAGGCCGAAGTCGTGTTGGAGAACGACTTGGAGCTGCGCGATCGGGAGTTTGGTTGCGAGGGACCACAAGGGGTGTGGCCTGGGATGCGCTCAGTGACGCTGGATTTGGAGCTGTATGAGCTCGACGACGAGGGAACGAAGATTTTGTACCAGGCTGCGCGGCAGCGATCACCGATCGGGGTGACGTTCCAACTCGGCGCTTTGCCGGGGCAGCTCTTTGCGGTCTACCTACCCGGCCTGGTACCGGAGGTTCCGGAGTTTGACGACTCTGAGAACCGGCTGCGGTGGAGGTTCTCCGGATCTCGAGCGCAGGGAACTGTAGACGACGAGATCTATGTTGCGTTCGCGTAAAAGTGGGGCTTTATGGACTATCAAAGCGTGAAGGTAATCGAGTCGCGGGTTTTCCCGGGGGTGCGACTGAAGATCCGGCGAGTTTCTTTCGGAAGGCGGATCGAATTGCTCAAGCAGGTAAGCGAGCTGGCAGCGAAAGTTGAATATTTGCGGGCGGGAGAGGATGAGCGCGAGAAGCTCGAGGCCGGTCTACTAGCTGGCCAGGTAGACCGTATCTATCTTCTCTGGGGCTTGGCCGAGGTGGAAGGTCTAAATATAGACGGGGAACCGGCTACTCCGGAGACGCTTGTGGACAGGGGACCGGAGGAGTTGTGCGGGGAGGCTTTGCGAGCCATTAAGGCGGAATTCGGTCTCAGCGAGGAAGAGGAAAAAAACTGATTCTCGCCTTCCACTTTCAGATGGAGGCCCAGGCCGGGTGGAAGTGCGAAGAGTGCAGGAGGAATGGCCTGGAGGACAGCCGTGGGTGCGCGTGGAAAGGAGCGAGAGGTAGCGATCGGGTGGTGTGGGTGAGCAGAGGGGTGGCCTCGCGCTATTGCCCGCGGTCGGTCCTGACGGGAGAAAGTCTGGCTTTGGTAGAGGCCTACTGGGCTTGGAAAAAAATCGGCGGTGCGCGATTCGACGAGATGGATGCGCGGCAAGTACATGCGTTTCTGGTACTCGAGCGGGAGCTGAAGAAGCTGAGCGAGGAGGTGTGACGGATGGGCGTGTTGTTGCAATTTCGGGTAGGTTCAGACGGTCCGGGCAACAGGCAGGAAGTGCTTGCAGGTGTGAGTCGCGAGCTCTGGCCGCCGGCAGCAGAGGGGTTCGAAGGCGTCGTGCGGGAGTTGTCGTTTCAGATGGAGCGGCTGCGGATGGCCAGCGAGACGCAGACGGAGGCTACGAGCGAGAACACCGCGGCTATCGTGCAGAACACGCTGGCGCAGGGCAGTCGGGGTGAAAGTGGCGTGGCCAAGGTTGGCGGGACCCTTGCGCGTGTCTTCGGCAGCGCGCTGGGGCTATCGCCGCTGATCAGCGGGCTACTAGGTTTGTTCAAGAGGGATGAGCCGGAGGCGCCCCGACCCCTGGTGAAGTACATATCGCCTCCGCCTGTGCACGTAGAAGGCTGGATCCGGCGGGCCTCTGAGGAAGATGAGTGGAGCGAGTTGGTCAGCCGCCCGGATTGGGGCACCTGGCCGGGCGTGAAATCAGACCGTGAAACACGAACTGCGCCGATTGAGGTGACGGTGCAGGTGCAGGCAATCGATAGCCGGTCCTTCCTGGATCATAGCTGGGAGATCGCGCAGGCGGTGCGCGAAGCGATGCTGCAATCGCACGCGTTGAATGACGTGGTCAACGAGTTATGAATTTCCCCAAATTGAAGTCGGGAGCTGTCGGCCAGTATCCCAGCGTGAGGCGGGTCGAGTATCGGACGGAAGTACTGCGTTTTGTTGATGGCACGGAGCAGCGGTATCGCCTGATTGGAAGGCCGCTGCGGAGGTGGAGGTTGCATTTTTCCAGCATTGACGATGAGGAAACACAGCGACTCGCGGAATTCTTCGAAGTCCAG